GTCGTCGTGCTGGCAGTCGGCTGGGGCCAGGCGCAAGCCGACCCCTGCGACAAATACGGCAAACTGGTGGCGCGGCTGGACACCGCCGTCAATGGCTTCAATGCCCCGGTGCCCATGCATCTGGCCCAAGGTCGGCAGGAATCATCCTGCGACCCCACCATCACGGCATGGGACAAGGGTCGTGGCTTTGCCCAAATGATGGACGCCACCAGCGCCCAGGTATCAAAAATCTGCCCGGAAATCGGCCCACCCCAACCATATTCCGTCGTATGGTCAGTCAATGCCATGATCTGCTATGACAATTGGCTGTTCCGCCGAGTAAAGGGCTCGGACGACTGCGAAAAATGGGGTGCCGCTTTGACCGGGTATAACGGTGGCTTAGGTTACGTCATCCAGTCCCAGAGTGCGAGTTCAGCGCCAGCGGTCTGGTTTGGCGTAACCGAGGCCATACACAGCCGCCAGTCGGCTAAAAACTTCGCCTATGCCCGGTCGTACCCACGCAAAATCCTGTTTCAGCATCAGCCCAAGTATGCGCAGTGGGGCAAAACCGTGTGCCTCAAAAAGGAGCAAAAATAATGCTGACAACTGCGAAAATCAACATGCTGTTGTTCCTTGCCCTGTTGGCGGTTGGTGCCTTATGCGCATCGGCCATCGACAAAAACGGCTACAACCGCGCCAGTGCCCATTATCAGGCTCAACTGGCCCAAGAGCACGCCGCCCTGCAACAAGCCGCCCAAACCGCCCGCGAAGCGGCGCAGCGCCGGGTTGCCGATCAGGCGGACGCCTTGATTCAGGCATCGGCAAAACTCAATGCGGCTGATCAAAAGGTCGATGCACTCACAAACTTACTTCTGGGGGAAAACATGCCATATCAACCCAATACCGCCCCGCGCCGGGTCAAGCGCTGGTGCCTGTGCCTTTTGCTGTCATCACTAACGGCTGGGTGTGCGCATACAACCGAGCCGGTGGTGGTGCCGTGTCCGAAGCCGACAGCCCTGCCGCAAGTGATGACGACCCGGCCTGCAAAGCCGACCCGTTTAGCGCCAGCAGAGTCGATGCCGAACGCATCCTCGGACACCACATCGAGTACGGAGCCTATTGCGCCAAAGTAGAGCTGCAACGCGACCAGTTGCTCGACTACTTTGAATTTTTGCAGGAGCAAAAATGATCGGCATTTCACTCGGCATTGGCCATCTGGCGGGCATTGCCGTCTTTTTGGCAGGCGTATTCTGGTACCTGATGAAGGTGATCGTGCGCCAGTTCAACGAGGCGCTGACCAAGCGTTTCGAGCAGCTTGAAGAAGCGCGTAAAACCCACAACACGGAAACGGCAGAGCAATTCAAGAAAATCGAAGACGCCCAAAAAGCGTTGGACAAGGAACTCGAAGACGCCCAAAAAGCGTTGGCCAAGGAACTCGGCTCTATCAAGTTGGAGCTGGCAAAAGAGTACTGGCGGCGTGAAGATGCTGTCCGTAACGAATCGGTGACGCAAGCCAAGCTGGACGGCCTTGCGCGTCGTCTGGATGAATTTTTGAATCGGAAACCATAACAATGAGCCACCCAACGCCCGCAATCGATATCGACAAAGCCCACCGCGAAACCCGGCGCTGGTTGATCCTGCAAACCCTTAACATTGCGCGCCCGGTCGGTGCCACAGATACGTTGATGATCAGCGCAATTTCACAAACACTGCCAACCACCATGCGCGAACTACGGCTCGACCTGGACTATCTGGCCGAGCGCGAATTGATCAAACTCACTGGCCGCGACCAATTGGCATGGCAAGCCAGTTTGACCCGCCATGGTATCGACCTGGCCGAATACACGATCCCATGCGAGCCCGGCATTGATCGTCCAAAAAAGTACTTCTGACCATGATCGCCACAATCAAAACCAAAGCATGGGCCACAACCTGCGCACTGATTTTACCCCTGACCACAAACTGCAAAGTGTGTAACTTCTTGCGCGGTGGTGCCATCGGGCTATGCCTGGGCGTCATTGCCACCCTTGCGCTGAAGGGTTGATCATGTCACCCCGTTCAAAGGCCCGTCAATTACCGCCAGATGTCAAAGCGTGGCTGGATCAAGCGCTGGTTGAATCCAACTTTTCCGACTACGACCTACTTGCAGAAGCGTGCAAAAACAAGGGCATCGAAATCAGCCGTAGCAGTTTGCATCGGTATGGGTCGGCATTCGAAAAAAGCATGGCCGACCTCAAACTCGCCACAGAACAAGCTATCGCGATCACCGCGCAAGTGCCGGACGACGAAAACGCCTTAGGCGAAGCGTTGCTTCGCTTGATTCAGGAAAAGACTTTCACCATGTTGCAGACCATGGATGCCAGCAAACCCATCAGCCTGGATAAGCTGGCAAAGATCGCCAGCGATACCGCGTTTGCCGGGACAGCGGTTAAGGAATTTCGCGCCAAAGTCAAAGCCAAAGCAGCCGAAGCGGCAAAAACGGTTTCCACCATCGTCAAAAAAGCAGGGCTCACACCCGACCAAGTCAACGTAATCAAGCGCAGCATTTTAGGCATCGCAAAATGACACACGACCTGCAATCCATGCATGTCTTGCTGCCCTATCAGCAGGCATGGATCAGCGATAAAGCCATCGTGCAAGTGATCGAAAAATCGCGTCGCATCGGTATCAGTTGGGCCGATGCGGCCCGATCTGCGTTGGAAGCCGCATCGCAAGAAGACAGCCGCAATGCCGTGTACATGGGCAACAACCACGACATGGCCCGCACCTACATCAAAGACGTAGCGATGTGGGCGGCAAACTACGACCTCGCTGCATCCGCGTGGGAAGCATTCGACTATCTGGATCAAAAGACCGAAGCCGACGGCAAAGTCACCACAAAAACCATTGCAGCGTTCCGCATCACTTTTGCCACAGGCCGCGAAGTCATCTCGCTCGCATCACGCCCCGACAATTTCCGCTCCAAGCAGGGCCGTGTCATCATCGACGAAGCCGCATTCCACAGCGACATCGAGAAATTGCTGGAAGCCGCGCTCGCGCTCACGATCTGGGGCGACTCGATATCCATCATATCGACCCACAATGGCGAAAACAACGCCTTCAATACCCTGATAAAACGGATTCGCGCAGGCGAATATCCCGATTACAGTTTGCATCGTGTCACGTTTAATCAAGCCGTTGACGAAGGCTTGATCCCACGTATTTTGCTCAAGATGGGCAAAGCCATCACCCCCGAAAACATCGCGGCACATATCGCACTGATCCGTCGTATTTACAAAGGCCGCGATGGCCAGGAACTGGACGTTATCCCGTCAAAATCCGAGGGTGCCTACCTGAGTTATGCATTGATCGAAAGCTGCATGGTGGATGGCTTGCCCGTGCTGCGCTTGACCTGCCCCCCTGACTTTGCAGAACGCCCAAAGCACGAGCGAGAAGCATTTTTTGAACTGTGGCTGCAAACCAATGTCGCCCCCATTTTGGCCCGCTTGCCAAAATATGCGCGCCATTATTATGGGTGGGATTTCGCACGCAATGGCGATCTGTCCGTCATGACCAATCTCACCGAAACGCAGGCACTGCACCACGTCGCCAGCTTGACCATTGAGCTACGCAATGTCCCCTTTCAGCAGCAATCCCAAACCCTGTTTTTTGTGGTGGACAGGTTACCGCGCTTTTCAAAAGGCGCGAACGATGCACGGGGCAATGGCCAGTACCTGGCCGAAGTGGCCATGCAACGCTACGGCGCGGCATTGATTGACGAAATCATGCCAACGCAAGCGTTTTACCGGGAAAACTGGCCCAAATTTAAAGACGCGATGGAGCAAGGGCAGTACCACACCCCCCGCGACGCCGACCACATGGCCGACTATCAATCCGTCACAGTCGAAAACGGTGTCCCGAAAGTGCCCGACGATGGCCACACCACTGGCACGGATGGCCAAAAGCGCCACGGCGATGCGGCCATGTCCGGCATGCTGGCCAATTACGCCAGCCGCAATCCGGGCGCGTTGATCGAATTTGAATCCATTAACGAGTCCGAAATCGGCTCGCAATACAACGACTTTATAGGCACACGATGACATTGATTACTGACTCCGTGGACGCAGGTGGCGACGGCCAAGCCGCCCCCAATTTAACCGAAATCGCCGTCATTGCCCAACAGCTTTTGCTCGGCAATTTTGACCGCCTGCTGCCCAATGACGACACCTTGCTGACGCGGGGCGGCGGCGATCCGCGTGCACTCAAAATCTACAACGAATTGCTGCGCGACCCCAAGGTCTACGAAAAGCACCAGTCAAGGGTCTTGGCGCTGCGCTCCCGCGACTGGAAAGTCGCACCTGCCGAAGGCGATAACACCCGGCTGGCAAAAAAAGCAGCGGACATGGTTCGTGCCCAACTGACCAAACTCGGGTTTGATCGGCTCTCCGGCGAGATGCAAAGCGCAAACATTTGCGGCATTGCCCCGCACGAAATCATGTGGCAGACCGATGGCCGCGAAATCGTCGCGACCGAGGCGATATCGGTCGAACCGTGGCTGTTCAATTTCAACCGCAAACCCGACGAATCCGAAGCGCTGTTTGCCCGCTGCGGTGTCCGCATCCTCACGCCCAGCGCGGGCACATTTGGCGAGCCGGTGCCCCATCGCAAATTCATGTTTCACCGCTTTGATGGCCTGTACAACAATCCGTGGGGCTTGGGCCTGGGCACACGGCTGTTTTGGCCAGTTTTTTTCAAACGCCAAGGCATACAATTCTGGCTCGCGTTTGCCGAGCGTTTCGGCTCCCCAGTACCCGTCGGCAAATATCCAAACAATGCCACCCCTCCCGAAAAAGCCACGCTGAAAGCGGCATTACGCGCCTTCCAGCACGAAGCCAGCCTGATGGTGCCCGCAGGGATGGATATCACCCTGCTCGAAGCGGCAAAATCCGGCATCGATACCTACGAGCGCCTGTGTCGATACATGGACGATCAAATCGCAGGCATCCTCACAGGCCAGCCCGGCGGCGTCGCGGCAGGCGGGCAATTGGCCTCTGCAATCAACGTCAACAACGAAGTCCGGCTCGAACTCGTCAAAGCTGACGCCGATCTGATCTCCGAAACATTGGTCAACCAGCTTGTACAGTGGATCGTCGCCTACAACATGCCCGGCGCGCCGATCCCCACCGTTTCGCGCATCATCGAAGAGCCAAAAGACTTAAAAGCGCTGGCCGAAACAAAGCACATTTTATTTGGCATGGGCTTTCGCCCGACCCTTGATTCGGTCGTCAAGGATTTCGGTGGCGAATACACCGAAGTCGCCCAAAACGCCCCAGCGCTGGCGCAAAACCAGCCCGTTGCCGACTTTGCAGCACCCATGACACCCGTTGATCAAGCAGCGGTGGATGCCCTGATCGCATCGCTGGCAGACGGCAAAATGCAAGACCTCATGCAGCGCATGCTGGCCCCCGTCATCCAAGCCATAACCGACGCCAACGACCATCAAGGCGCGCTGGAATCGTTGGCGGCGTTGTTCCCCAACGTGTCGCTCGATGATCTGCAAAAATCGCTGGGCGACGCCATGTGGCACTGCCAAACGCTGGGCCAACTCGCAGCACAAACCGAGGTAGGCAGCTAACCATGGCCGACCTCAATCTAACCCCCGGCGATATCAGCATGGTCTTCAACATGCCCCCCGAAGCCGCCATTCTGTTCCTACAAAAAAAAGGCTTCATCATCAGTTGGGATTGGCTCGATGTGTACCGCCACGCCCACGTCAACGCCGCCACCATCGCCAAAATGACGCGTCTTGATCTGCTCGCAGACGTGTACGCAGCGCTGGCCGACGACCTCAAAAACGGCGGCACCTTCCACGCGTTCAAAACAAAGATGGTGCCGCTCATGCAAGCCAAGGGATGGTGGGGCCAACGCCAACAAACCAACAAATTCACGGGCGAAATTCGCACCGTCACCTACGGCACACCCTATCGGCTGGAAACCATCTACGAAACCAATCTCCAAGTGGCCTACATGGCTGGCCGCTACGCAGGCATGATGGCCGCGACCCGCTACGCCCCATGGTGGGAGTACAGCGCGGTGATGGACAGCCGCACCCGCCCCCAGCACGCAGCGCTCAACGGCCTGGTATTCCGGTACGATGATCCATTCTGGTCAACCTGGTACCCACCCAACGGATTCCGCTGCCGCTGCCGCGTCATCCCGCGCACCGACATCGAGCACGACCGAGGCGATTTTCAAACATCGATAGGCGAAGGCCGAATGGAGCAAACGACCCGCGAAATCCGCAAAGCCGACGGCAAAACCGCAACCGTGCGCATGACAGGCTACCGCAACAGCGCTGGCCAATTAATCACGCCCGATCTGGGCTGGGACTACAACCCCGGAGCCGAGCGCGCCCGCCTGGATCGCCTGTTTGGCGACAAACAAGCCGCCGCGCCCGCGCCAATCCGCAACCAGAGCAAACGCCATGATAACGATTAAAATCGACGACGCCAGCGCCAAGGCCGCGCTCGACAACCTGCTCAAAAACGCACGCCAAACCGCGCCAGCCATGGCCGCAATCTCGATGCGCATGCTCGCGTCGGTCGAAGACAATTTCAAAGCCGAAGGTCGGCCAGGTCGCTGGGCACCGCTCAAGCCATCCACCCTCGCCAGCCGCGCCCAAGCCAAGCGCAGCGGTAAAATCCTCCAGCGCTCGGGCAAACTGGCCGCATCGATCACACCGTTTCACACCTGGGAGAGCGCTGGCGTCGGCACAAACCGCCCCTACGCCGCCGCCATGAACAACGGCTCCAAGCCGCATGAAATCGTCGCACGAAACGCGCAAGCGCTCAAGGTGGGCAATCGGTTTTTCAAACGCGTCAAACACCCCGGCACCGTCGCCAGACCATTCATGGTGCTCGTTGACCGCGATCTTGCTGACATTGTCCAGATCATGGCCAATCACTTGATGGCTGGTGGTTAAAAAAATTTAAACGAAGGAGTTGATATGACCCTGCAATTTGGCACTGTTTTACCCGGATATTTCGGCTCAAATACCGAGTTCGGATGCTATTCGATTTCCGATAACAGCATGTGCTCCTTGGGTGTCGCAGTCCCAGGTTATTCCGCCATGTTTTATGACAATAGCCTTCACGTCATCGTGCATCTTGCGCAGTGTGTTGAGACACTGGATTTTGCCAAATCCGAGTGCCAACGCCATTACGATGCGAGGGTGGCCCAAGCTTCCGAATGTAAAACGCTTTAATTGTTCGGCTGGCCTGATCTCAATATACTTTGATTTCCATACCCCCCGTAGCATGTCTGGGCTCGCCGTTTTAGTAGAGGCGAGCCCGATACCCAACCACTCACTGGAGCATCAATGAAGAACTGGCTTTTGTGGCTTCTCGGAAAGTCCGAAATGGCTGAACTCGAACGACGTCGCGTTGCCTGGACAGAATCTCGTCGGTGGTTAGCCGAATTCGATGATATTGCCATCGTCCTGGATCACCTTGAGGCGGAAGGTATTGGCAACAACACCGAAAAACTATCTGATCTACGGGATAGAATCCGCACACTGCGGACAAAGTAATGTCTATCACCTATGGCGACGTTTGTACAGGAATAGGTGCTGCATCCGTCGCCTGGCAACCATACGGCTGGCAGGCCGCATGGTTCGCCGAAATTGACCCTTTTGCCTCCGCAGTCCTGGCGCATCGCCACCCAGAGGTCGAAAACCTGGGCGACATGACCAAAATAGCCGCAATGATACGCGTTGGCTATGTTCCCGCTCCCGATGTCCTTGTGGGTGGTACTCCATGCCAATCATTCAGCCCTGCTGGCCTTGGCAATTCTCTTAACGATCCCCGTGGCCAATTGGCCCTATCATTCAAATGCAATCGACGAAAAGCGCATGGCCAATGGCCAACCGACCGCAATCATCGCCTGGGAAAATGTCCCCGGCGTACTCAACACGACCGACAACGCATTCGGGCATTTTCTGGCTGGCCTTGCCGGAGAGGATTGCGCATTGCAGCCGCCAGGGCATAAATGGCCGGACGCTGGTTGTGTGTTTGGCCCCCGCAGATCAGTCGTATGGCGAGTTCTCAATGCCGAATATTTCGGCTTGGCCCAACGACGCAACCGCGTGTTCGTTGTGGCAAGTGATAGATCGGGGGCCGATCCCACGAAAATATTATTTGAGTCCGAAAGCAGCCGCAGGGATACTCCACCGCGCCGCGAAACGGGGCCGGAAACTACCTGGCCTACTGCGCCTTGCCTTACAAAATCTGGCCGGGGCGTATCGCGTGTTGGCGAAATAGGTGGGCAAGATACCGTGGTCGCGTTTTGCGATCCGGTCGCGGCATGCCTCACAAAGGCATGCCTCACAAAGGCATGCCTCACAAAGGCAGGCAGTGATCAGGAGACGCTGGTAGCATTTCGTGCCGCTGGCCAAGACGGTTTCACGCCATCATCAATTTCCCCGCCGCTTCTCAAAACTGCGGGCGGTGGCGCGGGCATACCCACTGTCTCGTTTGGTTGGCATGTGCGCCGAATCACGCCCGAGGAAGCCGAAGCGCTGCAAGGCTACCCGCGTCACTACACCCGCATTTGGTACCGCAATAAAATCGCAGCAGATCAACCACGATACGGCGCGCTGGGCAACACGATGGCGGTAAATGTCATGGCGTGGCTGGGCAAGCGGATTAACGTAGCACTAAACCCGCCAGTTGTAAATTGATCTCGATTGCTCAAATTTCTGCACATACCCGACCTGCCAGCCCCCAGCAGAGCTAAGATGGCACCACGTTATGCAATTGCATAGCAGGCGCGCCTCGGCAATCAGGGGTTGGAGCAAATCATGATTCAAGCAAATATCACCACAGCAAACCCGATCCGCATTTTTTGGGCATCCGCTGCCGCCCCATTTCAAAACGTGATCGAATATGACGGATCGCGCAACCCTGATCAACTGGAGCAAGTTTTGCGCGATTTGCGATCCGTGCCGGGTGGCCAAGTTGGCGCGCTGGTAAAAAATCAAAGTGGTGATTATTTTCAGGCTGTTGGCGAGCAAAGGCTCCCGCTCCCTGAGCGGAAAGTTTTGGCTGCAATCGGTCTGGATTGA